CCAGATGGACATGGCGCGACTACCTCGCCCCGTACGGCTCTTTCTAGCCGAACCAACCACCACAACCGCCGTGGTCAGGAAAGCCTCTCTCAAGCCCACACAGGCGCCTTTCAAGCCAAAGTGGGTCACCCTTCAGGTTGACGGAGAAACCATCTCCATCCCTCGGGACAAAACCTATCGTTGCCCCAAACTGGAGCCAGCCATCAGAAAGGCTGGTCTGAAGCCAACTGCCGTGTGGAGTTACATCGCCTACCGCGAGTCACGATGCACGCCAAAAGCAATCGGCTGGAACTACAAGAAAGGCAAGTCAGAAGAGAACTGCAAACTTGCCCATAGGTCTGTTTACAAGAAGTGCTCTGCCGTCTCCTCATATGACTCTGGGGTTTGGCAAATCAACTCAACGTGGAAAACGCTGACGGCTCAAACCTGCAATTCGCCGTTGGGCGACATGGAAGTTCTGCTGACTGTTGAGTGCAACATCAAAATGGTGAAAGCGCTCTACAGTGACGGAGGGCTTGGTCACTGGGGTTTCTAAATCCTCCTACGGTTCAGGTGGTGTGTCACTATTGCCAGCCCTATGACAATTATTGACGCACCACCATCCACCGTCCTCTCACCAGCCTTCTTTGATGAAGTGGTGTACCTACTCCGACGTCTGGTCGTTCACGGCGCCGAACAAGAGATGCTTTTCCGTGTCATGGATGTGGCTTCGCACGCGCGCGACAAGTCCACCACGGTAAAGTCTTGCACCTGTTGTCAACACTGATAACCTGCCAACAAACGTGACCGTCGTGTCTCCGACCCCTCATTCGTACCCATAGTGGTCTTGGGTTAGTTCGGGACACGTCTGTCTGAGAACTGGTCGGAGGGTCGGATGGCAAAGTACAGAGTGCTCGTAGGTGTTGAATACGCCACGCGTCGTGCCGAAGTCGGCGAGATAGTTGACGACATTCCTGCAAAGTCCATCAAGTGGCTTCGCGAGCAGGGTTTGATTGAAGCAGTTGATGCAAAGGGTGCAGTCGTTGAAACAGACGACGAACCCACCACTGAGGGAGAAGAATAATGCCATTCCGTCACGGTAAGAACACAAAAGTTCTGGTCGGAAACTACGACCTATCGTCTTATTTGAATGAAGCGTCTGCTTCACAATCGGTAGAGACAGGCGAAACAACCACCTACGGCACCAATGCAAAGACCTATGTTGTTGGGTTGGCTGACGGAACCATCTCAATGAGTGGAATGTTTGACGGTGAGGCAAACGCCACAGACCAAGTGCTCTCCACACTTCTTGGCGATGCAAACGGTGCTGTCATCACAATCGCCCCTGAAGGACTCGCCCACAGCAGGCGCGTCAAGTCAGCCAGCACCATTTCAACTTCGTACGAAATCTCCAGCCCTGTAGCCGACGTTGTTTCGGTCAGCGCCGAAGCCCAAGTCACAGGAGGCATCGGCAACGCCATCAGCCTTCGCGACCTGACAAGCGCCACCACAACAGGAACAGGAACTGCTCTGGACAACTCAGCGTCCTCAGCAAACGGTGGTGCAGGTGTTCTGCACGTCACCTCAAACTCTCACAACGCCGGCGCCACGTTTAAGGTTCAGCATTCTGCTGACAACTCAACATGGGCTGACCTAGTCACTTTCACCGTAGTCAGCACAACAGCGCTGGCAAACGAGCGCATTGCCGTCACTGGCACAGTCAACCGTTACCTTCGTGCGTCACACACGCTTGCCGGTACGGGTGGCATCACATTCCACATCAACTTCTCACGAATTTAAGGAGAAACAATCATGGCTTTCCGTCACGGTAAAAATGCGGTACTCAAATTGGATAACTCAGCAGGCACCCTTGTTGACCTTTCTGCGTATCTAGACGAAATATCAATGCCTCGCTCAATTGAGACAGGCGAAACAACCACATTTGGCTCTACAGGTAGCGCCAAGACCTACGTCACAGGATTGTCAGACGCGACGATTTCTCTTGGTGGCAAGTTTGACTCAACAGCAGACGCGCACTTCTCAGGCATCCTGACTGCACTCTTGGCTGGAACAATTGACAGCGTGTCATTTGAATACGGCAAAGAAGGCTCAACAGCAGGTCGCGTTAAGTATTCAGGAGAAGCACTACTCACTTCGTATGAAGTGTCCAGCCCTGTCGCTGACGTAGTAACCTTCTCTGCAGAACTCCAAGTAACTGGCGCTGTAACGCGAGGAACTTGGTCGTAACAACCAACAACGTGACCTTTGTGTCCTAAACCTCTTGAGGAGTAACCCGTGTCCATTCGTGACCAAATCCTGTCTGCTAAAGACTCTCATTCCGAATTAGTTGAAATCCCTGAATGGGGAGTAACAGTTCAAATTCAATCCATGTCTGGAGCCGCGCGCGCTGTCCTCATGCAGGAAGCAATGCAATCTGGTGGAAACATCAACATGGCAAAGGTCTACCCAGACCTAATCATTCAGACCTGTTTAGACCCTGAAACTGGTGAGCCAGTTTTCACTGAAGAGGACAGAGACGCAATCCTTAGCAAAAACGGAGCCATCCTTGACCGTTTGGCAGAAGTCGCAACACGCCTTTCAGGTTTTAATGACTCGGCGGTTGATGACGCGGGAAAAGACTCCTAGACGATGGTGAGTTGCGCTTCCAGTACGAACTCGCTGAACGTCTGGGGCGCACTCGCGATGAGTTGTTGTACGGCTCGGGTGGTTTTCGCCCGATTAGTTCAGCCGAAATGACTCACTGGCGTGCGGTGTGGAAACTTCGTGCGTGGGAGGAAGAGCAGTCCATGAGGCGCGGAAGGAGATAATGAATGGCAACAGTATTTGATGTCCTTGCACGTTTTCGCGCCGACGTAACTGACTACACCAGAAACCTAGACAAAGCCACCACAGCCACCGAGCATTTTGACACTGGCATTCAAAACGCCGGCAAACGTTCAATGGGATTGTTCGGCATGATGGCGAGCCGTTCAATGATGCTCGGCACAGCCGTTGTCGGACTTGCCCAGACCGCTGGAATGATGGGTATCAACACAGCCAAAGCCAATGAGCAGTCCGCTATCGGTTTTAAGGTGATGATGGGTTCGGCTGAAAAAGCAAAGAAGTTCATGGATGAGTTGATGGTGTTCTCTGCCAAGACCCCATTTGAACTTCCACAGTTGCGCGAAGCCGCGTCTAAACTTTTGTCAACTGGTGTGGAAGCAAAACGCATCATTCCAATCATGACGGTGCTTGGTGACGCCACGTCAGCGAAGGGTTATGGCGCTGACGCCATTCAACGCGCTGTGTACGCCCTTCAACAGATGTCCACTGCTGGTCGCGCAACTGGTCAAGACATGATGCAATTGACGCAGGCTGGTATTCCAATTTGGGAAGCCCTCGCCGCGGCGATGGGTAAGACCATCCCCGAAATCAAGAAGTTAGGTGAGCAAGGCAAGATTTCCGCTGAGGATGTCATGAAGGCAATTGAGTCAGGCGCTGGCGAGGGGCTTCAAAAGGTCAAAGGAATGATGGAGGAACAGTCAGGAACCTTGCAGGGTTTGATGTCTACGTTCAAAGACACCGTTGGTCAGTCACTTGGAAAAATGATGGAACCAGCAGTTGAGTCAATCAAACAGGCTCTGCCGGGTTTGACTAGCATGATGGACAACCTTCTGAAGTCCATAGCACCAACAATTAACGGTGTCGTCGGCTCAACCCTCAAAGCCCTCGTTGACCTGCTTCCAGCGATTGAGCCACTTATCATCGGCTTTGGTGGTTTGTTCACTGGCATGATGGCGGCTGTTGCCCCATTCATCCCATTGATAGTTCAACAAATGTCGTCACTCGCACCAGTGTTTCAGAGTCTTTCAGGATTGGTTGCTGTGCTCGCAGAAGGACTGATGCCTGTTGCGATGATTATTTTCCCTGCTCTTGCCGCAGTTGTCGGTCTTGCATCAGGTTTGTTTGCCACATTGTCAACATTTGTTATTGAAAACAAAGACGCCTTCATTGTTCTCGGTACTGCTATCGGTGTGATGTGGGTAACCATGCAGGCAATCGCTGGTTTTGGGAAAATTATTACTTTCTTCAAGACGTTTAGCATCGCCTCAAAAATGGCGGCAGTTCAAACATGGCTGTTTAACAGCGCCCTGTACGCCAACCCAATCGGACTTCTTGTCGCCGCGATTGTTGGTCTTATTGCTGTTGTTGTTTTGATGTGGATGAAGTTTGACTGGTTCAGGCGCGCCATAAAGGGCGTGTGGAACTTCATCGTCACGGCATTCCAAAAGGCAATCAACCTGCTACTCGGTTATTGGGAGTTTTGGATTAACACCTTTATTTCAGGCATCAACCTCATCATCAAGGGGTGGAACAAAATCCCGTTCACCAAAAAGATAGAACCGTTGAAAAAGGTCAACCTTCAACTGGACATCATGGGTGCAACAATTGACAACAACACAAAGAAAGCAGGCAAACTTGCTGGCAAACTCGCCTCGGCGGCGGACTTCCGCAAGTTTGAGGGTTGGAGTGGTGGAAGTGGCACAGACCCAAAGAAGCCAACTCCAACGCCCACTGGTGGAGACGGAAAGGGTAACCCTCTCCAAAAGTTGATTGATTCCATTAACCAAATGGCTGGTGACAAAGTCAGCAAGGCTAAGGGTTTCTTAGACCAACTGAAGAGTCGTGCAGATGACTTCGCAAGGTCAATCAAAGACGCAATCATGGCTGTCTACAGTTTTTCCAGCGCCTTTGGAGCGTCAAAGCAAAGCATGGACAACTACCAAAGCGCACTTGACGGTGTAGCCAATGCTGAAAAGAAAGTCACGGACGCGCTCGCAAAACGAGACATGAGCGCCTACACAGACGCTGTTGCTGAATACAACAAGGCTCAAACCGAACTGACTAAAGCGACGACAGGCAAGAAAACCTTTATGCAGGCGCTAGAGGCTCAATACAATCAGGCTAAAGACTTCAGCGTCTTGATTAACCGACTGCGCGCGGCTGGACTTGAAGAGGCAGGCATCGCACAAATCGTCGCGGCTGGCGCTGAGACAGGTATGGCTATCGGTACCGAGTTACTCAACGGTGGAACAGACGCAATTGGTAAAGCGAACACTTGGTACACCGAACTTGTGTCCACTGCAAATACAGAAGCCGAAGCCGCCAAGAACCAGTTTTATCAGGCAGGCATCACACAGGGCGAAGCGTTGGTCAAAGGCATCACGGACGCCGCTAGCAAGTTGAAATTAAAACTCTCATCAAAGGGCATCACCGAAGCCCAAATGAAAAACCTGAAAAAGAACTTCGGAGTTAACATTGAATTTGGAATGAGTACCCTTGAGGACTTAGCAACACCAATGGCGGCTGGTGGCATTGTGCGCGCGCGTTCGGGTGGAACTTTGGCGCTTCTCGGTGAGGCTGGACGAAACGAAGCAGTCATTCCGTTGCCACGAAATGGTGGTATGCCCGGTGGCAACTCGTACCACATTGAAGTCAACGTCGGTGTTGGTGACAAGCAGGAAATTGGTCGTGAGTTGGTTTCTATTCTGCAATCTCACGAAAAGCGCACTGGTCGTCTGCCGTTTAGGACTTTGTAATGGCTTATCCAGAACTGATTGTTGAGATTGCTTTTGATGCAAGCCCCTATGACGTCAGCCCAACGTGGACTCCTGTTACGGAGTTTGTTTCTGGGGTCAGTGTTCATCGTGGGCGCGAAGGTGACTGGAATGACAGTTTTGTTTCAACAGCCACCATCACGTTAGTAGACCAAGACCGTCGTTTTGACCCGTTCAACACTTCAGGGATTTACTTCGGACGTCTGAAACCACGACGTCAAATCAGAGTGCGCGCGTTGGCAAACAGCACCTACTACGACGTGTTTCGTGGCTTTGTCAATGGGTTTCCAACTTCGTACGTCAACTTGGGAACAGACCAAACTGTCACCCAAGTGGAGATTGAGGCGTTTGACCTTTTGGCGCTTCTTTCAACAACTGAACTGCGTGGTGATTTGGCTGAAATTTACACCAAGTCTCTCCTCCCTAAACATTATTACCGTTGTGGGGAGCCAAGTGGCTCAACAACACTGCGTGACTCGGGTTCAATGAACCTCGTAGCCAGTCACAACTCGGCATTTGCGAAACAACCAACAGCGTACGTTCCTTTGGGTTTTGGATTGTCTGGGAAAAGCGTCAACGTTGCGTACGGTGCATTTGGCATTGCCACTCAATCGGTGACATCAACAACTGGTGACCTGACGGTTTCTTGTTGGTCGGCAGGGACAGGTCAAGCGTCGCGAGACATTTTCGTAATTGCTGGTTCAGGGACGGATTACATCAAAGCGCGTGTTGGTTCGTCCTTTGGTTCAGGTGGAACTTACGTCCAGTTGATTTACGGCAACTTCATTACAGCGTCCTACAGGGAAACAAAAACTGACAAGTTTGACAGCACCATCCCTCACCACTTTATTTTCACATACAAACAGTCAACGGGTGAAGCCAAAATCTATGTAGACGGTACGGATGCAACCGCGACGGGTGGAGCAAATCAGGCTGGTGTGCTTGTGTTCCCAACTGTCAACTTTAACTTCTGGGACGGTGCGTACCAAGACGTCGCAGTCTTTAATCGCGTCCTGACGGCGACAGAAATCACCAACTTGTACCAGTTCGGTCAAGGGAACCAGACAGAAGCCACTGGTCTTCGCGTTGAGCGACTGCTTGCCCTTACAGACGTTGACTCATCCATGTGGACGGTTGACGGTGGGTCATCTGGGATTATTGCTGGCGTTCCGTCGCCGAACACACCAATTATTGACGCTTTGCTTCAGGCTCAAAGAACAGAGGGTGGTTACCTGTACGTTGACCGTCACGGCGAGTTGCGAGCAACAAACCGTTTATTCTTTCAGTCTTTGACCACGCCGTCCATCACATTTAAGGATGAT